TTTCACCATAACCCCATATATTGGTCCCTCCACTCAGAATTGAACTGAGTCTTGTCGGATTAAGAGTCCGCTATGCTACCGTAACATCTTGAAGGGATAGCAGTATTAAATTTTGTCTTTAATGTGCCATCCCTAAACCAATACATGGGGTTTAAGAATGACACTATCGTTTAGCACGTTTCATGTCATTACCTCTTTCGTTTAAAAAATCTATTATACAACATTTTAGGTTTGTTGTCAACCTTTATTTGGAGTGGGGAGCGAGATTTGAACTCGCGGATTTACAGTTTTGCAGACTGTTGCATTGGGCCGCTCTGCCATCCCCACACTATTACTTACGATCTGACTTGTCTCTAACTACCTTAACATCACCTGCAAGTTGTGCCTGAATCATCATGTTCTTAAAAGAACTACGTTGGTCCTTATCAACAAAACTAAACAATGCGGTCATTGTTTTATTACGTTTAGATAGCTTGAAAGTTTTACCTGGTTTCATTTTATTTCCTTGTTAAAAATGTTTATCTTCTTGGCGGAGAGTGTGGGAGTCGAACCCACTCGCCCATTTCTGAGCGTCGGATTAGCAATCCGATGCCTTACCATCCAGCCCACTCTCCGAAATCTTTATATAGAGTATTCTTTAAATACCTCTATACACCTGTCCCACGTGGGAGCAGCATTTGTACGTTTGTCATTTAAGTATAAGCATATACATAATCTTCTATTGGCACCGTTCGTTATGTTGTGTGGTTCTCCTACATTTACTAAACTAGGGGTGCCTGCTATTACCGAAGATTCTACTACTCTTACGTTATCCTTATCATATATAGTAAGTGGTATACCATAATGATATGTTTTATATTTATTTTTATCAATGGGTTCAAACCAATTCATTTTACTATTATCGTCTTGTCCATAAACCCAGTTAAGTTTTCCTTTGCCACCGATTGGATCAGGTGGACCGTCAACATGAATAAACATTTCATCATATGGTTCTCTAACAAAATAATCACACGCTACCGGTATCATTTCTTTACTAGTTAACAAAGAAATTAATTCTGGATTAACTCTTGCTAGTTGATTGGGTGACCCATTTGCTGAACCAAGATGAAAAAACTTTTCAATGATTGATTCATCAGTGAATAACGGGATATTAAATTTTAATCCAATATGATATTTGTTCATATTAATATTTATAATAATGGTGCCTTCAACTGGACTCGAACCAGTAACCTAACGATTATGAGTCGTTTGCACTAACCAATTGTGCTATGAAGGCGTTGTTCTATAATGATTTTAACTTATTAAAATAATCTGCTTTAAATTGTATATCACGTTGATGTATCGTTTTGAATGGTAGATCCATATATGGAGTTTTAGCTATTTCTAATGCATTTAATTTAAAATTTTGTAACCCTATAGAATTAAATACTCCTGCTTTGTTTCTTTTAGAAACCCTAAGAGCATCATCTAATTCTTTAGCAATCTGTTGACATTCATATGAGGACCAATGCTCATTAGTCCAATTTCCATCATTTTTTGGTGATATACTATATCCATATTTTTCAGGATTTTTAAAAAATTCACTCTCTCCGTGTGACTGCTTATTTATAACTAATGGATTGAATGTTAATCTATCTATTCCCAATAATTCGTTTGAATACCTTGGAATCGCTGCATTAATAGTGTCTCTATTTTCGTGAGGTAATCCTATTATCATACTAGCTTGTATTGAAATTTTGCCGTCATAAACTAAATGTAGTCTATCAATAGTAGATAATATTTCTTTAAGTTTGATGCCTTTTCCGATTGATTTGGCACTAGGAAGATTTACACTTTCTAACCCAAAGAGAAAACCCATAAAATTTAAATCTTTTAATAAAGGAATTTGTTCTTTTTTCCTAGCCATTAATTCTATTCTACTGTACCCAACAAAACTTAAATCTAATTTTGATTTATCTCTTATCCTTAACATCATTTCTATTTTATCAGTACGTTCATTAAACGTATCATCTAAAATGAAATAGTGTAGGGTTTTGAATTTTTCATAGTTAGTGATAATTTCTCTTAGTAAATTTTCTTCTTTTTTGAAGTAAGACATATCATTTGAATTCTTACCTAACAAGGGAAAACTACAAAATTTGCATTTAAATATACATCCCCTAGCCACTTCTAAAGGAAGTGATTCACCTTCAGCTATAAAATCAGTTTCATGCCATTCATGCCATGAGTTGTGAAAATCATAACATTCACCTTTGTAATCATAATCTATTTCATACAACTTGTTATGAACATTACTAAATTTTTGTGATTTAGAATCTCTTAAATTATTGACAAAATCAACAATCATATGTTCAGAATAACCATGCATAACATAATCAACGCCGTGATTATCATTAGTTTGGCGATTTACTCTAACTAACTCTTGACTATTACTTCCCCCATATATAATTTTTATTTTGGAGTTGATTGCTTTTACGTATTTATTAATAATAGACGGGGTAACACTACATTGAGTATATATATCACCGTTACGAGAAAGTGAATACAAAGAACTACTATAACCCAAAAATAGTGTTTCACTAGTAATAAACTTATTTAATAAAAAATAAATTTCTGGCCAAGGTAATTTAGAATACATGTCTATAACTAAGATGTTGTATCCATTTTTTCTTAATTCATCTGCTATTCTGTATGCACCAAAAGGACGAATTCTAGCAGCTTGATACCTACTTGCAGTGTCAGTTAATATTACTCCATGATAATTCATAAGAATATTTATCTATTCATTTTTTACCATATTATAATGTACTCCCGATGCTTGTCTAAGGCATCGTAACCTTGTGGTACACCTTCGTTCGTACTATCTTGTCAAATAAGATAGTACCAATGTAGCACTCCATGATTAGTATACAATCATATGAGGGTAGGCTATAGCCCCACATATAGACAAGAATACACTATATTATGGTACGACTGGCCGGAATCGAACCGGCACGCCCTAACGGACATCAGATTTTAAGTCTGAGGCGTCTACCTATTCCGCCACAGTCGCAAAAATTTTAACAGTTTTAAAGAACATTGCTGAGTTATCAGCGTATGTTCTTATTATATACTATATTTTATTTGTTGTCAAATATTTTGGAGCGGGGTAACAGAATCGAACTGTCAGCATTAGCTTGGAAGGCTAAGGTATTACCACTATACGAACCCCGCATTAATTTTTTACTTTTAATATTCTTAAATCACTAGGATTTCTACATTCATCCTGCTCACATATTCTAGGAACAAATAATGTATCAATATCATGTTTGAAAACATTGACTGGATTTCTTTGCGGACACACACTTATTGATGCCCCGCCTTTATAATCAATACTAAGTATTGATAATTCAGTTCCACATGTAAACCCAGTGAAGTTTGTTAAACCCAGTGATCTAAGTTGTACAAAGGTCATTTCTTGTTTCTCTCCGTTGTCTACCTCAACAACAAAGTATGAATGACCTTCACGTATTAAAAAATCTAGTTGTTCTTTATCATAATCATAAAAGTAACCATTATAATTATGTTTTTGTTCTTTGTCGTAAAGAACCATGTAATCTATGTTTAAGTTAGTATACTTTTGTTCTAGGTATTTTTTATACTCAACTAAATCCCAAAAATTATCTTTTACCATAGCAATACGACATACAGGATTTACATTATGTTTATGACATAAATCAATTATATTTTCGTAATGTTCTTTTGAAGCTAACTCTGGATGAAACGACATTATTGCTTCATCTAAATATTCTGCTAGAGATTCCCAGTAATTAACTGTTCTGCTAGCATTAGTAACTATTGTGGTTCTAAAGTCTTGTTCTTTACAAAACTTTATTAGGTCGATGAAATCATTTTTTAATGTAACCTCACCGCCCATGAATTCTATTTTTATGTGTTTGTCAAAAAATCTATTTTTTATCTTTAATAGATTAGATTTAACTAAATCAGTATTAGACCAAGAAACTGATCCGTCATGTAAATATGATGGACAGTAGCTACAAGCCCAATTGCAAGTATTACCCAAGTTCCAAGAAATTATAAATTCTTTTGGTTTATCATGACCTTGAGCATAAAATTTAATTACATTCATCTATTATTTATTGATAAATATTTTTATGAAATATTGTTTTGACTTAAACTTACCAATAAATCCTCTTAAAGAGGGCGTAGACATAATGTCCTATGTTCCAAATCTTAACCCAACTACGTGGGAAGAATATTGTGTTAGATTCTCATTGAATGATTTAAACCCTGAATTAGTATCAATTATTAAAAGTTTAAATTTACGAATTTTATTAGCAGAACATTTCTACACCCCTGCGGGTGTTTTTTCCCCAATTCATACAGATTTGAAGGGCGGGGATTATACTAAGTTAAATTACATTTTTGGTGGTAAAAATAGCACCATGCAATGGTATGATATAAAGAACGTATCAAGCACTAAAGAAATCGTTCCCTATGCCGTATACGACATAAATGATGTTAACCTATTACATAGTCAACCAATTGGATTTCCTACTATAGTACAAGTAGGAATTCCGCATAATATACAAAATTATGATGAGGCTAGACATTGTATTGGGATAGTATTACAAACTAAAAATAATCAAAGACTAACCATGCAAGATTCTATTGATATATTCAATCAATATATAAAATAAATTTGTAAGTAGTAGCACCTCACTCATTGCTACCATTCTACCTGTATTTTCTTCTAAGCCGCGGACAGGATAGAGGTACGTAGTACTAGTAGTTACTTAGCCGTTGCCATGTTGCCGGACTCGAACCGTTGCCTCATAAGGTTTTCGACGCCTTACTTTCGCTACATCTACACTTACAAAACTTGGGGGAGACAGCCTACACACAGGCGTGTTAGCATTTTCCCCGTTTTACAGGGGACGCTTAAACTAACCTATGTGTCGTCCACTTTATCCGCTTGTTCTAGTTACGAATCCACGACTTACACCAGAACAAGTTTCAGTCTCCAAAAATTGGCGCCTCGTAGGGGATTTGAACCCCTGATCTCTACCGTGACAGGGTAGCGCATTAGGCCAGCTATGCTAACGAAGCAATTATATGGTGGAGACAGATGGATTCGAACCACCGTGCTATTAAGAACAGATTTACAGTCTGTCGCAATCGACCACTCTGCCATGTCTCCAAAATAGTATAAGCTACTAGGTTCCACCCTAGCCCTTAATTGAGCGGTTACTCTGTCCATCTTTTTTATCTGGTGTCTGTGTGCAGAAAGATAACTGCCTATCAGAGTCTGAGACCACGTGCTTGATCTCGCTCACGGTTTTCTGCCACCGGACCTCTATCGCTAGTCAAACGCTACTTTAACGAAAGTAGTAACGGGATTCTTGACGCAATCGGAACAGTACTCCGATATCTACACTAAGGTACCTCAGTGTCGTTTTGTTCTAGTATTAAACTATGCGAAATTAAAAAATGTAGCTGTCAGTTGATCTCTGACAGTTGCCCACGCTTCTCACCTGACTACAAAAACTTACCATATAGAAACACACCAACCACTACGCTGCCAACGATTTACATTACGCAGAAAGTATGTTTTTATATGGTACTCGGTACGAGATTCGAACTCGTGTACCCGCCGTGAAAGGGCGGTGTCCTAGGCCCCTAGACGAACCGAGCATAACTCTATATGAAAATATATTAACTGGGGAGAAACGCAATTAGCAACACCACTTGCTTACAATTGACTTACTCTTATTACAGCCCACTGTTTAATCCGTCGCTAACCGGGAGATGCCTATCCCTTCAGTACTGTTGGCTTTGGTGTCGCCTCAACCTATCCTCTAGATCCCTGCTTCATGCCTACTAGTGACCCGAAAATTAATCCAAAGACAATCACGTTCAGCCTAACGGAGTGGGTAACCCTGTTAATACATTTACATATAGAGCCCTGTAACTTAAACAGGGATATATGATTCTTAAATTTTAAAGAACATTTGGCTGAGACCTGCTCATTTAATGTTTCCTGCTTGACTTTTTGCTATTGCTAGCGTGTCTCGCTTTTTGAAACAACCTGTTGATTTCTCAACTCATGCTATGATTATATCATAAGCACCATTTATTGTCAAACTATTTTTAAACAATCTGACAACTTTTTAATGAACCTTGTTAAGAAGTACGATCACTTTCTCAACTCATGCTATGATTATAGCACCGACACCATTTAATGTCAAACTATTTGTTGTTGTATTTTTACAACAACTCTAATCTTTGGTCCGGCGTGCAGGAATCGAACCCACATTCACGGTGTAGAAGACCGCTGTATTATCCGTTATACTAACGCCGGAAAATTTCTTAACTAGTCTCTATTATATAGGATTGTTGATTTAATGTCAAGCAGAATGCTTAACAAAGCTATTTGGCTCCCCTACGTGGGCTCGAACCACGGACATTTTGATTAACAGTCAAACGCTCTACCGGCTGAGCTATAGGAGAATAAAATTGGTGCCCCAGTAAGGAATCGAACCTTCTTCTAATGCTTACAAGGCAATTGTAATACCAATATACTACAAGGGCAATTTTAATAGCAGTGTCGTTACACACTGCTATGTTTATTTAATATGAATTATACACTAGGTTGAATTTGTTGTCAACCTAGTTTAGTAGAATTCTACTGTGCTTTGGAACACCTGCTAACAAGTAATCCATTTGGTCAGCTAGAATGTTACGATGTTGTAAAATCATATTTTCGTAATGATTTGGGACATACGGAGTGTATAGAAGTTCCATACGTGATTCCTTCAATGTCTTGTGACCTTTCTTACTGTTACATTCTTTACATGCAGTAACAACATTCATCCATGTGTTTTCGCCACCTAAAAATTTAGGGACAATGTGGTCCCTGCTTAAGTGATGATAGTTAGCGTGGTGTTTACCACAGTACGCACACACTTGCCGGTCTCGTCCAAACAATGTTCTGTTAGTCAATGCTACATTAGCATGTTTGTAAGGGTTGAATCCGTGACCTTTCACAGCGATAATACTAGAAGTTTCGATATAACTTTGGTCGCCGGTGTTTTGAAAACCCCCACGATACTTTGCTACAATTTCACCCATGCTCCATGCTACCGCATCTTTAGCGTGGTATGTAATTGCGTCATCGTGCGAGATCCATTGTCTTGGAACTCCTGAAATATCTAGTGCTAGAACAGCCATGTTGTACTCCTTTTCTGCTATTGTCACTATAACTATTTACTCTTTGTTTGGTGAGCCCTGCAAGAATCGAACTTGCATCTCAAGTATCGGAAACTTGTATGCTATCCATTGCACTAAGGACTCATATGTAACTATAACACACTATTGAATTATTGTCAACCAAAACAAAACCCGACTAAGCGGGTTTTTGTGAGAGTGTGTAGTTGTGAAGTTTACTTCCTGTCAATTGCCCAGGCTAAAACTCCAACTGCAGCCAATCCAACTAAGCCTTGGCTACCAAGTGCTGTGATGAATTTAATTACATTCGCAAGGATATCTAATCCAATGAATGGTACTGCTGCTCCGAAGATGATTTGTAGGATTACACCCACTGCTAAAAGTTTTACACCTAAGTCTAAAACGCTACTTAGAAAACCGCCTGCAACAGCGAATCCTTTGTTCATTGCTTCCATATTTTTTGTTCCTTTCACAAACTAATATTTAGCCTGTTTAGGACGGCATAAGACCGTTGTCTTATTACTCGGTAAATCTATACTTATTGTGTATAAAGTATGTATATGTTACTTTTTTGTGTATGCTGACAATTCGGTCGGCAATATATAATCTTCTCTAAACATCAATGTTTCTACATTATTGTAAGAATCATGTCCAGTCCAAGGTGCACCGGCGGCAAGTGTTAATTTTAACTCTACTGAATCATTAAGCATACCATGGGGCCATCCGCCATCCATGATAAACGATTCTTCAATATCAGGCACAGTTACGTCACCTTCACTTGTTTTAAAGTAAAGTGTACCGGTTCTACCTTGTAACACTACTCTAAACTTGTGTTGTCTTGATCCTACTTCTTCTAAGTTACAATCAATATGTTCATTATTTGCTATTCCCGGAGGTGTTAGTAAAGCCATAATTCTTGTTTTTGCCCCCATCCATGGAAAGATTTCTTGTTCAAACCAATCTTTAATTACTGTAGGGGTATAGCTTACCCAATCAAATGTTCCTTCTCTACCATTAAATGTACCAGCCTCGCCTATAACAGCGTTCTTTGTCATTAAGGGCAACATGCGAATTCCCCTATAGGGATCCCAATGCCAAAACTTATCATCTACTTTTAGAATTTCATTTGTAGCTAATTGTTTATCAATTGGCTTATGAGATGTTTTGGCAAATAGTATTGTTTTCATAGCAAAATATTATTATCGGTTATATACTGATATAATTTATCAGCTAGGTATTTATGACCTTCTTCTGAAAAATGATACGGGTCCTCAATACTAGGGTAATTTTTATTCATTGTTCTCCAAAATATAGAGATATGATTTATATCATCTAGTTCTTCTTCTTTAAAGATATCGGAAAAATTAACACACACATAGGGTATTTTATTTTTTTCTAATTCTCTAATAGCACCAAGCATAAACAATCTACTATAATCTGATAAAATTTCAGGATTGAGATATTTAACTATAAAATCAGCAACATCACTTGTGTTTTCATTGTTGCCATGCTTTTTAGAAAATGCATTAGTTATTGTTGTTGAATTTAATTCACCTGAAAATTTTTCAGTATAACTATTTGTATATTCAGCATAGTTAAAATTGTCAAGGCTTGGTCTTTTACTAAGAGTTTTGCCACCAATCATATGTTCGATTCTTACCGCAGTTGTCATATTAAATATGACTAAATTGGGGTCGAGTGATACAGCATGTTCAATTTGCTTGACTATGCAATAATTACTTGAAGCCGGTCTTGATAAATTAATTACTTCTGATTCTAATATGTTTCCTAATTTATCGGCATATCCCAAAAATCTGTTAAATTTATTAGTTTTTACACTCCAGTTTCCACCGTAGGTTAAACTACATCCACAAGCTACAATCTTTTTCATACAACTATTTATTGACAAGAATGTTGTATATAATATTTGGTGCAACCTAGAGGAATCGAACCTCTTTCAACGGTTCTTCAGACCGCCGCTATGACCACATCAGCTAAAGTTGCAAATAGGTTTTCAAGCAACCAACTATCCTTTCAGACTCATTGGGTTGTCTCGTGTAAGAGAGTTTATACTACCTTATAATCGTGTGCGGTGTCACACAGCCAACCAAAACTGTGTTAGATTATTTGGGACTCAATCTTACCGTCTAGCTTGAAATCTGGCGGAAAGCAGAGGAGTCGAACCCCATCCCATTTCTGAGAACCTGGTTTTCAAGGCCAGTCGCAGGACCATCCCCGCTGCATTACTTTCCATATTCTTTAATCATAGTAAGATTTACGCTCTCGAGTCATCTGCTCGTACATTACATTACGATTAACTTTTCGGCGAAATCTACAGATTTCAACAATTGATTGTTCATTGTTGGACCTCAATGCCCAATCACGTTTCTCTTTGATTGAGGATAACGTTGAGAATTCTTCTGCAACTGAATCCAGATCAACACCTTTGTATCGTTTTCTATATGCTCGGAATTTGATTATCATAGCAAGAGCATATTGCTCATTTGTACTATCAATAATTACTTCTTCCCACTTTTCTAAACTCATATCATCTCCGTTAATTGGTGGTCAACCCATAGAGCCAGGCTCTACAATGCCAACCGTAACTTGGTACCCCGCCTCGGAGTCGAACCGAGAACACTCTTCCTTTTGAGAGAAGCGACTTTGCCAGATTTGTCCAGCGGGGCGTAAATTTTATTGGTGCCCTGGGCGAGACTCGAACTCGCAGCTTACGGCTTCTTAGACCGCTGTGTTTACCAATTTCACCACCAGGGCATATATGTATTCAACATCCCATAGCCGGGATTTTGTTTTATCCTAACATTAATCTTTGCCACAACCCGAATCAATAGCGCAAGTGTTGCCTGACTCTGTTTGTGTTGCTTGTTATATCACGGTAGTTTGACGAAATACCAAAGTAAATTTTTACATAATACCAAAGTAAATTTCTCCTACACGCACTTGCCACAAGTCCCGAACTTCCTCTGTTGCCAGCGTTAGGTCGGATGTTGAAATCTTGGGGTAACCAATGGGGAACGATCCCATTCTATCGCTTTCACAGAGCGAGGTGCTAAACCTTTACACTATGGTCACCGTAACTAAATATCTTTATGTTTAAACCTAATCACAATTCTCATTATAAAAAATATGCTAATCAATCATTAGATTGGTTGACAATAGATACTAAAGAATTATATGAAAAAAATCTAAAAGACAAATATCAACTACTTAAAGATAATAATTGGATTGATAAATCTTTTACATATAAATTTAATTCTTATGGATTTCGCTGCGATGAATTTACTGATAAACCAACCATAATGTTTCTTGGTTGCAGTAATACATGTGGAATAGGATTGCCAATTGAAAATATTTGGCCCGAACTAGTTTCTAAAAATTTAAATATGCATTGTGCTAATTTAGGACAGGGCGGTGGTTCCAATGACACAGCTTTTAGATTATGCCATGGCTGGATAGATATCATCAACCCACAAATAGTTGTTTTGTTAAATCCCCCTGGCATTAGACTAGAAATAATAGATGCTGTTGTTATGCGGCACTTAACTCCTACTTGGATTCATAATACAGTTACTCACTATCAATCTTTTTTGAAGGACTGGTCTAGGGATGATAATAACAATTATTTTAATACTTTAAAAAACAAGCTAGCAATTGAAAATTTATGCAAAGCAAGAAATGTTAAATTTGTATTTTTAGAAAGTGATGAACTCATCCAAATGCAAATGGATTTATCTAAATCGTTGGGATACTTAGATGCAGCAAGAGATTTAGGGCATCGAGGGGTATTGACTCATAAAAAATTTACTGAGTATGCTTTAACTAAAATATAAATTGGTCTGTGCGGTAGGATTTGAACCTACGATTTCTCACTTCCAAGGCGAGTAGATTAAACCAGACTTTCTCACACACAGATAAACTTGGTGGACACATGTGGGATTCGAACCCACGACATCCTACTTGCAAGGCAGGCGTTCTTCCAACTGAACTAATGGCCCATAAATACTGGTACCCAGTGTTGGTTACGATCCAACTACAGCCGCCTTATCAAGACGGTACCTCACCATTCGGTCTACTGGGCAATAAATACATAAATAAAGGTTAACACATGCATCCATATGCCAACATTGCTTATGCAACTTTAAAATTGTCATTTGACAAAGAATTATTTGTCAAAGAGTATGATGAATATATATTTCCTGCTGCTAAACCATTCATCCCGATAACAGAACAATGGCACAATATGCGAAGGCTAAATCCAAAATGGCATATTTTATCAGACAAAAAATTCAAATATTATAACAATAAAATCATTGAAGGTAATTCATCCTTTGACGGAATTACACACCAATGGAATATGATTAATCTTATGCAAGCTGACGGCGACTCCCCGAACGGAGGTGGAGCAAACTGGAGGTATCAAAATCTGAATAACACTAAACGCTTAAAACCACAATTTGAAAATCTTGAGATTGTTAAGTGGATTTATTCTACCTTGCCACATACATCCATAACGGGTATACACTGCGTAAGCATAGAGCCCGGCGGGTTTGCAACTATACACCGCGATGCTCGTTGGTTAGGAGATGGCCCAAACCCTGCTAGCAAAAATGGATATTATAACAATGGATATGTAATAATAAACATTAATATCAGTGATGGGGGCGTTCCGTTATTATGGTGTTTGGATCACGAACAAACTAGCCCTAAACAAGCTAACAATGATTGTTATCTTATTAGCGATTATTTTTTACATGCCGTGCCAGAAACTTTTAGTAGACGCCGACAAATAAGAGTAAGTATGATACCTACTACTGAACTTTTTAATTTAATTGATGAATCCAGTAATGTTGTAATACCTAAAGACTATTCTTTTATAGCTTAAATACTATTATGAAAACCTACAAGAATATTACTCCTGGAGGCTTAAACTTTCACCTATCATTGATTGATGGTGTTTGTTGTATGATTGTATATGATAGATTCTTTTGTGAGTATCAAATACAATATTTTACTAATATCAACAAAGCATTACGCTTTATTAATAATCTTTGATTGGTGGTAATAGTTGGACTCGAACCAACGATAGACTGCGTATGAAGCAGTTGCATTAGCCACTATGCTATATTACCATATTGAAATACACTGGATGTAGCGATGATCGTTACCTCGGCTGAACCAGCCACCCTAGGAGTGCTGTAGTTCTCGTTCAGGCTCAACTACTAACGGCTTACAGTATACTTCAATATAGTCACCATATAGAAACACACTAGCTTGCAAGACTACTATTAACTCCACGGGGATGCCGCTGTCAATAGGTAATGTGTTTTTATATGGTGCTCCTTACTGGTAACGATCCAGTGTCTATACATTACCAATGTATTATAATACCTTTATACTAAAAGAGCAAATTGGTGCGTCCGGAAGGATTCGAACCTCCGACTCCTAAGTTCGTAGCCTAGTACTCTATCCAACTGAGTTACGGACGCATTAATTGGAGTCGCATACGGGTTTCGATCCCGTCTAGTCACCTTGAAAGGGTGATGACCTCACCAGAAGTCTAATGCGACATAATAAAACAGGATAGCATTTTTTTTTCATAAACATTGAAAGTTTTTTTGATTTGCTGTTGCTATCCTAAAACTGGCAGGGGCACTAGGGATCGAACCTAGGCTCACAGATTCAAAGTCTGTTGTGCTACCATTACACAATGCCCCAATAAATTTGTAACACACTATTTCTAATGTGTGTATTAAAGCACTCTACATGGGTGCGTACCCACTTGTCACCTTTCGGCTAGAGAATGCTTTAATACGCTTAGATTTTTCACACTACAAATAGTGATTCATCCCTAAGGCCGCCCATTCGCCCATGTTTAAAGTGCAGGCTAGGATCTCGTTTCCTATACACACTATCTCTCCACTACGCAACTTTATAGCTGCTTCTTAATTAACCCTTAGTATAACAGAGTAGCCATTTACTGTCAAACTCTGTTTTGTTGTTTTTATACAACACAAAAACAAAAACCCCTGAGTACTTTCGTATCCCAGGGGTTGAATAAATTTGTTATGATGTAACTTGTTATTCCGTTCCCCGGGCACCTCTTTGGTTATCATTGCCGCGAATACTTGTAGGATATGATACCGCAAAGGCCGCTAAGGTCTCTATAGACCATAGTCCCGTATGTTTCGGCATGTAACAAGTTTTATTCATCATAGTACTTTATTTAGTCCTGGTTAAAAATTACTGCAAATAACATAGTGTTTTTTGCGTTTATGTGTGTATTATATAGCAGTTTTCAATAGAAGTCAACCGTCAGTTTACCCAAAAGTTTACATTTCACGTATGTATGCTCAAGCTAAATAACTGTCTATGTATCATTGTTTATTGTTTAATGTCCATCGCCCCACAACTGGAAGTTGGGAAAGAAGTGCCGGAGTACATCGTATAGCAAATCATTTAAGAGAACAAGGATGGGATGCAGAGGTGATAGATTTTGCGTCTGCATGGAGTTATGCTCAACTAGAAGCATTAGCTAAATCTAGAATAACTTCAAACACAAAATTCTTTGGATTTTCTCACATGTTTCAAACAGGGGCGCCGGCCAGAAACTGGCCTATTACTATAGAAAAATTATGTGCTTATATTAAGCAAACATACCCTGACATAATTATTATAACAGGTTCACAACATAAACCCAATTTTATGTCCGACCATATTGATTATTCAATCACAGGGTACGGAGAGTACGGGCTAGATGCATTACTAAAATACAAATTTAGCAACGGACCAAGACCTAAATTTGATTTAATAAAAGGTGCATCTGGTCAAAAAATGATTCATTCATTAGAAAGTTATCCAGCACACCCAATGCGTGAACCAACTGTAATATATGAGAATAGAGATTTCATTTATCCAGGCGAGTGGGGCTCTATTGAATTTAGTCGAGGTTGTAAGTTTTCTTGTTCTTTTTGTAATTTTCCTGTATTAGGTGTTAAAGGAGATTATACTAGAAGTGCCGAGGGTTTTAGAAATAATATCATGACCAACTATGATAAATTTGGCATAAAAAATTATATGGTTTCTGATGAAACGTTTAATGATAGCACTGAAAAAATTACCAAATTTGCCAATGTTGTAGAAAAATTGCCCTGGAGACCATATTTTACTGGCTTTCTTAGGGCTGACTTGTTAGTAAGCCGCGCAAAGGAAAAAGAAGAATTATTGCGTATGGGGTTTTTAGGACATTTTTACGGAATAGAAACTTTTAATCATGCCACCGGGAAAATAATAGGAAAAGGAATGCATCCCGAAAAACTACAACAAGGGTTGCTTGATGTTAAAAAATATCTATCAGAAAACAGTAATGATACCTATAGAGGACAAATTAGCATAATATATGGATTACCATTAGAAACAAAACAATCACTCAAGCAAACTGAGCATTGGCTTTTAAATAATTGGCACACTGAGAGTCTAATCACAGACAATGATATTGGTACAAGTCATTCAAAACTTTCATTAAACTATGGAAAATATGGTTATAAAAAAGTTTCAGGTCCATATAGCTTTAAACAATTCAAGCAATCATTTTATAGTACACCCGGAGAAAATGTTAAAAAAGACAATGATGATAAAGAAGATGACGTAGTTAATTGGGAAAATGAGCACATGAATCTTGTGTATGCCATGGAGAATGCTAGAAATTTTAAATATAATTTTAAGCTAATTGGTGGCTTTCAATTAGGACAAATCTTTATAAACAAAAATACCGGAGAATCCGCGACCATAGAAGAACGGCTTAAGATGGGCGGGCCAGACATAGACGGGGCATATACAGATTTTCCAAAATTTATAACCAATTATGTTAATAAAAAATTAAGTATTTGATTCAGTCTCAATCTTAGTTCTAATTTTTTTAAGTTCATCATATATTTTTGCGCCTAGCTTCTCGCTAGTTATTCTATGATGATGAAATGGGCCAGCGCCGTGAGCATGGAACGGATCCATCCAAATGTCCTCTTGGTCTAATGTAACAAATGGAATCTTTGTTCTGTAGTGAGTTTTGAATCCTTTTGTACCCAAGTTTGCTAAACGTCTGATGTGTTTAATGTCAGTAGGATCGACCATGATTTTGGTTGGTTTATAAAAGGGAATCCAGTCTGTGCGTGGTTGTAGTGTAGGAAGTTTTACTATGTTTTTAGTATCAGTGTAGGAAAATTCTGTTAGTAGTGTGTCTACTAATATGCATCTATCACCAAATATAGCAATTAATTCTTTAGTAAATTGCTTGAAAAAGTCAATATTTTGTCCAATAACTTCAGCTTGGTCAAAACATCTATGATGTTGAGTTTTAATTAATTCGTCTGCTAACCAACTAAACGGAGAGTTTGGGTTCTTTAGTAGCTTTATCATGGGAGGAACAATAGTAAATGCTTCATTACTAGTCACATATTTTGTGTATAATTCTGCGCTAAAGTTACATACTAATATATCATTGGGGCCGGCGTTTTCTTGGTAGAATTTAATATAAGGAAATTTTACAATTTCATGATATATCCAATAATGATCTATTAATGGCGGACGGTGTCTGATAGAATACATTGTATCAAACACTCGGTTTGCAATTGAGTTTGGTGGGGTATAGTATGACAATAAACTAGGTGACCTAATTGGCAATTTACCTACATTAAAGTCCAGATCATATGGTCTATCATTGTAATAATATTTGTCTATGTCAAATTCGCGGCGAATTGGTGATATATCGACGGCATCCCAAACATCACACGATCCAAAAACAAAAATTTTAGATTTGGGTACAGTATTACTAGCTAATTCCATGTCGTATTTATGTTATTTTAGCATTACTATTAAAAAATGATAAATACTAGTTTAAGGAGATCCATCATGATGGATGAACAGGTTTTTAACCAAATGATAGCTTTTGCCCGAGAATTTAAAGATAATATAAATAACGTAGAAGTAGGAGTGACCCCAGCTGAACTTTCAGAAAAATTTATATATTCAAATATCAATAATACCGGCGATTTATGGCAATCACTTTTTTTAATCGCAGATGAATTAAAATCAATATTAGAGTTATATGACAATTCGGAATCAGGATTTTTCTTAGCATTATCTGATGAAAAAAAAGAAGAAATATTTACATCATTGGTATACTTATCAAATAGCAAGCTGAACATATTAAACCGAATAAAAAATGTAATGTTGGATGGCATTAATAACACAAATTTTCCGGGCATGGAGAAAGATATAGAGATTACCGGCAGACTGACTCAATATTTAATTGATAATAATTTGTACACTGCCAGCGTCACCGCATAAATTAAAGAGAACATTAAAAGGAAATAAATTATGTATTCAGTAACAATTACTCACAATAGACCAAACACCGACACCCCATGGTTTTGGGAAACAGACTTAGCTGATCATGTAACTTATCAAGCTAAATTAGATAGTTATTATAACGGGTATATTACTACATCCAAACGAGATATTTCAGATGATGGATTAACTGTAACTAATATTAATTCGTCGGAAAATAGCGATATTTATTATGATTGCAAAAAAAGGGGAGATGCTGATCCGGAATTAATAAAATATTGGTTAGAGCGTGATAATTATAATTTCGATAATAATATTTTTAGATACATACAGTCTCTTGATTAATTAAATTTGAAAAACTTTGGTTAGTCAATTCACTCACTAATGTTTCAAAATCAGGGAACCCTTCAAATTTAGTCTGTAATATGATTCTATTTGAAGGGCCAGTACATTTGGAAGCATGATATACATCTGTGTTTACTATGTACACATCTCCTTCACTTACTCTTGATTCTTCAATATGATCTATTGATTCATAATCATCAATATCAACATGTCTGGTCAATGAGCCAGAATAGCCATAGTTTGCCAATGTCTCTTTACCTAACTTAGTGACAGTTTCTTCATCATACCATCTTAACCAATCACCCGGATTACATTGTATTGCAATATTAAGTGCTGCTTTACATCTAGTGCCATCTTTATGAATTCGTAGTCCTCCTCCGGGAGCCATGACAAAACCTTTTTGTATATAACGCTGTTGTTCTTTCCAATACTGTACTTTTAATTCAGGATTGCTAAATATTTCTAGGTACTTCTTATTTAAGAATTCATCAAACTGCACGTGTCCATTATCTAAAGTATCCATTCTTTTTAGTATTTCTTCTCTAAAAAAAGAAATAGTCTCGGGTGGCAATTTGCCTAAATGATGATAATGGTTGCTCATAATGTATTAATCTTTAATCATATTTAGCGAATAAATATCATTATGATGAAAACCCCAGCTAAAATAGATTTGACAGATATCAATATTGTTACATTAAAAAAAGCAAACGATCCTAGTCTATTTGTATTTTGGGTATTAGGGAATCAATGTACATATTCTTGTAGCTATTGTCCTGAACGGTTTCATTCTGGTACCTTTAAATATCAACCCACTGAAAAAATACAAAAGTTATTAAAAACTCTCCCTCCTGCTGATGTAATGTTTAGCGGGGGCGAGGCAACATACCATCCAGACTTTGAAAAAATTGTTTTAGAGAAACCTGATCACATCAAACTAAGTGTAATCAGTAACGCATCTAGACCAATTGGTTTTTGGGAAAGAATAACAGAAAAACTACATTGCGTAATATTAACATTCCATTCAGAGTTTGCTAACCTAGATAGATTCTTGGCCACTGCTAATCTAGTATACAAGGAACACAAACGTTACGGTAGAGTTAATTTAACAATGATACCAGAAAAATGGGACTATTGTATAAATGTTTACAATACGTTAATTGAAAACAAAATCCCAGTCATAGCTAAACCATTAGTTGAAAACTTTGGGTCCGGCTCAACTGGATTATTATCCGGCTATACAAGTGAACAACTGAAATGGATTTCAGAAGTTAGTAGCGAAGGTGAAATAAATGATATCATGTTGCTAGATAAGGATAACAATGTCATTCATAATACTAGCGCACCGGAATTATTAAGTTCACACAATACTGACTTCAGAGAATGGGAATGTCATACCAATACTAGTAGAATGTATGTTGATATGGATGGCTCAATCTTTGATACCGTTTGTAAACAACGAACACAGACTGGAAGCATATACACCGGGTACACGTTGCCAACTGAACCAATGATATGTAAACAAAACTTCTGCTGGTGTCATTCTGATATCAATGCTAAAAAGATAAAGATAACTCCTATATGACAAATTACAAATTAACTGAAGCAGATTTGTTATTAAAAAGAATGATGTTATTAGAAGAACATGCCAAACCACACTATCCTTCAACTAGCAAAATGTCAGTTACTGGCGGTCTAAAAGAATTAACCAGTGTTTGGTTAGCTAGAGATTGTAACCCTGTTACAGGCACCCCTCTTCCTAAATTTCGCAGAGATGAAATATCATACTTAGCTGAAGCTGCTAAATTATTAAACAAAACGGTTGATGATATACATTATGCTTACTACGCAATATTGCCACCAGACAGTCAGATTTACCCGCACACTGATGTTGCTCCCTACTATCATTCTGTTAATAGATATCAAGTGTTTTTCAACCTAACTGAAGATAACATTGTCATTCAAGAAGGCAATCTTACAGAAAGCAATAGTGTAGTTTGGTTTGATGCGTCAAAATTACACGCTTTTAAGAACCTATCCAAGACAGATAGCTGGCGCTTTATTGTGTTTGATATTTACAAAGATTAATGTAGCAACGGCAAGAAGATTCTACACGGATCATATTCCCACCATTTTCCGCTTACGCTAGTTCCAAAGTCAAACGATTTAGGGTCGTGGTGGTGATTGTTGTGCCAGCCTTGTCCCCAAGCAAAGTATCCTAGAAACATATTATTTTGCGAGTTATCATCTAATTCAAAATTTCTGTATCCTATCAAACCTTTACTGTGACCGTATACGTTAACTAGATTATCCTGAATTACCCCAATCATTGCTACCAAACAAAATGCGCTTAGTGCTAATTGCCAATTTAACAATGCTATTACTAAGGGAACGCCCCACAACACTTTTAAATGATGATGATGGAACCAAACATGGTTGGGCTTTCTTAATAAGTCCACTGCATACTTAATGTTAACTGGGTTGTTTGCTTCCGTGACTTTATACTGCCACCCAATGAACGCATTAACCTTACCATATATAGGACTATGTATATCTTTTTCTTTATCGGAGTGCGGGTGATGATACCCTCTATGTAGTGCTACCCAGAATATGCTAGCACCTTGTCCAGACAATGTACCGAGGAATAATAAAATGTTTTCTTTCCATTTGGGCAATGTATGTGTCTTATGACTGAATACTCTATGATATCCTACTGCCACACCCAACCCACATGCCAATATCCACATTATAAAAGTAAACCAAAGATAGTATAGTGGTATTAGTCCCAAAACAAAACACGCAATAGTTATTGATCCTAATATTATTGCGGGTATAAATTGAAACCAAAAAGATTTAGATATGTTTTTCATATGCGGTGTTCTTGTTTAAGATAATAACATCTAATAATTGCGTCGGTGCTTAAAAAGCTACGATTGAATAATACTTCCCAATGATTAGTATAACTACATCTAGTTAAGCTAGGAACGAATAACTCATTCACATAAGAATATCGTTCATTTTGATATTTATCCCACAATGATCCTAAGGAATTAAGAGTATAAAACTTTAATCTTTTATTGTTTTCGTTGTGAAAAATAACCCGATCTAGTAATAGCATGATATCATCATAATCAATTCCCAAATATGAAGTACAGTACCAAGCAGGATCCTCATCACTTTCATAGAATGATATTACTGCTTTCAATTCATCATTGATGAAGTACCCATATGCGTGAAAATTATTTAAATTAGTTAAATATATACCATTAAACATTTCAAAACTCAATGGATTTGTACTTTTTAATGTGCCTATGTCCATCAATTCTTTTACAACAGTTTGATGTTCCGGTAATAATTTAATTATCATATTGATCTCCAAATAGTTGTTTATTCAAATCTTCTATATAAATTCCATCTAAACTGTATTCTAGTCTTTTAGTGTGGCTACGATAAAGACTATTGTAAGATTCTATGTTTAACCCCATTAGTCGTTCATACCCATGTGTTTTAGTTTTTTCTATTAGTGTTGGCATCAATGATTTTAGTACTTGATTCTTTGTGCTTACACTAGATAACTTATGCGGTATCTTGTTACTAATAAGGTCTTGTATAACTGGTTCGTTTAAATAATAGCCCATCATTTCGGGAGTATAACTAAACCATTCGTTGACTAATGGAATATCATATTTCATACTAAATCTAATTGCGCTGGCATCTTCGTTTTCTCTAAAGCAATAGTACCAATTATTATTTGTTTGTCGCAGTAGCATTTCACCACCCATTATAGCAGGCGCTTGTAATTTTAGTATATGATGATAGACAGTTAAGTACGCTATTTGTCTACAATGAATGGCTGAAGCAAACTCAAATGCTTGTCCACTTTTATAGAAGTCAACTACATCAAATTCAATTACCTCTAAACTAAGTCCTAAATCTGTAGTTATTTTCTGTGCGATAATCAAGTCATTGATATTATAGTCGTTAGCAAACTTAATAAAAACTAGTCTAGGTTTAATTCCTATATCGTTGAATGCTCTTACTACAATTTCGCTATCAGTTCCACCACTGAACAATATAATCAAATCTTTGCCAAAATCTTTGTATATTAAGTCAGCGGTACGATATTGTTCTTGTAGCCAATTGCTAGTTTTATAATAATCTAAGTCAATGGAACCCACATTTACTTTAAATTTGTCATGTGTGGTTCGTCTATAACCAAATGTTCTGTTATCTATACTATATGTAAGATGATTGTTATGTGTGAAATTCATACATCATCCTTGTATTCGGCTACATATTGCTCAGTGTAGTATACTTCTTTCTTGCCGATTGGTTTAAATTTTTTGTAGATTGCTGGCCAGTTATTAAACAACCCAGATGTTTTACCAGAGGCGCTTCTTACAAACCATTGATAAATGCTATCATTATAGTCATTACAAGTTATCCATCGTTTGTCGTACTTACTAGTTTCTTCTATAGCAGCAGGCAATATATAATGACCCATATAATATTTTGTTCTATGTTTTGGATTAACATATGCTCTGGTTATCATTAATGCTACATTAGTATCTAATTCATATTCATTCCATCCGGCAGAGCATATGAATTCTCCATCTTCTTCTATAACAGAATACTTACCGAAGCCCTCACGGTATCTTCCCTCTTCTAATATATAGAATAAGTTACCCGGAACATTACTATAGTCCGGGTGATAGTTTTTAATAATAGTATTATCCGTTATTTGTTCTAAAGCTGATGTAAGTAAATTTACAGCTTGTTTGTTATTGGTCAAAGAATGGACAGAATGTATTATCATGTGAGTTATATTTAGCAGCTAAATAGCAGATGACTACAATTCCAACTTGGTACTACAAGAGAGCAAATTTGCCAATGGGCAATCAAATTATAAAAGAATTTCAAGATGCATTACCCGCTCTCTTACAGTCGTTAGGCCACAAAGAAAGAACTTACAATCAACTCCCGGATATAAATTTAGTTAAAGAGTTAGTCCCTTCATTATCAATTGCACTTAAAGAAATGAACCTGTATAATGTATGGCATAGAGTATCATTAGTAGCTGCTTGGCCATATAGACCGTTGCCAGTTCACAGAGACGGATCTGCAACAAAAATACGTGAGTATGCGTTAAATTTTCCTATATATGGGTGTGAGTATTCTGAAACTTCATTTTATGAGCAAAAAAAAGAATATTCTAATCTACCAGATATAATCCATCAGCGAGTTAATTTATCCGGGGCAGTTTTTTTAGAACCCAATTCAAAAATAGAAAAGCAACTAGAAAAAGTAGATAGCGTAATAGTCTCAGAACCTACTTGGCTTAAAACCGGAGCATATCATAGTGTTAGTTCAACTAAGCCTAGGATGGCTGCGTCAGTTAGATTTGAGCCGGAACCGTTTGATTATTTAAATTCATTATAATCTAAGTCAGCTTGTATGTCTTGTCTGATAAAATCAGTTATACATACCTTGTGTTTGTTTTTATTAAAACCCCACATCCATATATCAGCAGGAATTAAATCATTCTCCAAACAATATTTATGTTGATGTTTTTTAGCATGTTCAGTAATATATGTTGCTTTGAAGTTTGGTAATATGACTTTAGCACCTTCAACTGCCTGGCAGTTAAAATAATTATAGCTGTATGAAGCACTTATTGGCATAGTTAATGTTTGTGCTAGGTTGTCCCCAAACACTATGCCTGCCCTCAAGCCCGCTAGCATAAATGATTTACTCAAGCTAAAGGCTACTGAATCAAACACACTATCACTTGTATCTAATGTATCCAGTGTAGTTCCATAAAAAGCACAGTCTAAGAATATCTTAGTATTAACACTTTTGCAATGTTCTTTTAATGGTTCAAACCAAGGGGTAATACACCCCTCATGATTTGGCTGACTAACTATTACATAGCTGTTGGGCTTTATTTTATCTATATCAGAGGGCGATATTGCTTTGTAATTATATGGTCTAAGTATAGTATGGTAGAAAGCATAATCTGTATCAAACGCATAAAAGGTATCTATTTTTTTATTCAGATATGCTACTTGGTTTATGATAGCGTCATGTATTCCATTAGATAGTGCCCAGTCTCTTTTAGTCTCGCACCCCTTAAAATCACTTATCCAATCAACCCACAATTTTCTGTACGCAATCAAATCACTTTGATCGCCTTTGTTTTTTATCTCCATCTGAGATAATTTTTCTTGTACTTGACGAGGACAAAAACTATAGACAGCCATGTTAATTATCTACTGCACCAACCAAATGCAATCGGGGTTCTGATGAACAATTCATAAAAGTATGAAAATGTCTAGTATCTGTCCAATATGCGGCACCGGCGGGCATATGTTGTATTATTCCCTTTTTAAAAACAAAGTAGCATTCTCTATTAGTTATTATAGGTATATGTATTCTGGGTGATGAGTCCTGATGCATACTATAGCAAGTATTTGGGCCCACCCACAAAAATCTAGTACGAATTAATTTGTATTTGTTGATTATTTCTTCAAAAACAGTTCCTTTGTACAAAGGATTTAATTCAGAATAAGATTTTTCATTACAATAGTTTTTGCCGGTCGATTCAAGCCATATATCTATACCTTCAGAGCCGATGCGATACTGCAATCCTGATTGCTTCTTATTTGGTATATCCAACCAAACAATATCATTATTAAGTTTATTAAATTCAGTTAATACCAATTCGCTGTCGATTGTGTCAATTGTTTTTATCATATATCAAAATACCAAATAGTAGAATTATATTCTGCGGTGCGAGTGAGTTGTACACGTTGATTTAAAATAGTTTGTAGAAATTTAATATTCATATAAACATCGGGAAATCTATTTAAATCTCCCATATTAAAATCATGTCCGGCTATTTTACCTCCGGACTTAATTTTAGGCAACCAATAATCTATCCATTCTTTATCAGATGGATTTGTATGTGCTGCGTCTAAAAATAAAAAATCAATTTGTTGATTCCAATTTAACATATCCGTTGGATCGGATGCTTGTATTGTTGTGATATTTATGCAATCTTTTGTATTTTCTAAGAAAGCATCCAACGAACATATTGTTCCAATAGCCGGTTTGTTGGGATATATACTGTCATGTGATGTTTCACCAACTTTCCAATTGCTCCACTTATCTATACAATACAATTTTCCTAAAGGTATACTGTGGCTTATTTCCCAACTGCTGCGCCCCAAAAATGACCCAACTTCTACCCCAATACAAGTCTCTGAATTATATTCCGTAAATAATTTTCGTAATACGTGACATTCATTTTCTGACATGTAACCGGGTATAGTGTTCATTTAGTCCCAATCATCATATATCTAGTAAAACTAAAATTTGGATATACAAATTCTTTACTACCAGCGTAATTACAATTACTTAATGGATAATAATTGATAAAACTTTCAAGTGATTCAGTATGTACAGTATGTTCATCATCATGTATCATGTTATTTCCTTGTATAATTACACGCATTCCTTTAGGAAGATTATTAAACCAATCCATAGTATGAAAATGTTCTGAGGCTGTATTAATGATTAAATCACAATCGCCCTTTAAAGGAAAAATAGGCTTAGAGCAATCTTCAGTAAATGCCCCAAATCTTTTTTGAAATTTCCAATTTTCATTAATCATATTTGCAATATCTTTGCAGCTAGGATCTAAGTCAAAACTTTCAATTTGATTTACTTTAAATATACCTCTAGTGAACAATAAGAATGCTGTTATGGCATACCACCCTCCATATATGTGAGTGGTGTCACTACCCCAATTTAATTTTTCTAGTTCTTCGCACAGCCAAATTTTACTTTCAATTTGACTATTTGTGAATGCATCATTATTGAATTCTATCATACGCTATACATGGAATATACTTCATCTACTAATTTTTGTTGTGGGAAATACAGGTCAGTGTCCCGATATGTAAATTGGTACAAGTTTTCACATTTAATTACATTATCAGTTTCGTTAGTTAATAAGTAGTTACAGATGTTTTCTATATTTTTTAATGCAATATCGAACCATTCTAAACTCTTATCTCTACTATACCCTGACTTACCAAACAAGTATATCCAGCTTTCAGCTATTTGTGACAGGTCTTGTCGTATAATAAACTTGTGAGTGTTTTGTAACAAGAAAGGTTCAAACGTTCTATGATTCAATACAACAAACTTATCTAAATTATCCTTAACATAATCGCTATCAAATTTAGTTTGTTTAGTATAATTAGTGTAGGCTTCGTGTGTTAATGGTTTTTGAAAAACACCAGCAGAATCTACAATAGAACGTTGAAACGGTTCGTCAGCAAAATCTTTTCCTAAATGTTCTGCCAGGTCGATGCAATATCTAGTGGCGCCTGATCTAGGAAAAGCGGTTATAATCATCAGATAGCTATCTTACCAATACTGTTAACTATGGAAGCAATTTTTGCGATGCTGCTTACTTCATTGAAGGTCATGCCTTCTTTCATAACCAACTCATCAGTATAAAATTTAATACTACGATTACATTTACCTACAATACTTGCTGATAAGGCATACATGTAGAATTTCTTTTTTGACACCCCAAATGTACTGTTGATACTAGTAAAAGCATCATCTTCAATGTCCTGTGTGTCAGCAAAATTATACCAAGTATTATTTCTACCCATCAACGCTGCTGCTGCTTTAGTTGCTTCACGTTCAGCATCGTGCATGAACAACGGACTATTCATTTCAATTTCAAATGCTAATCCACCGTTGCTTGCTGCTAGTGCTGCTGAATAAGCACAACCGTGTGCGTCAACTTTATCTAAACCATGATTCTCCATGATATACAAAAGATTAGTTTTGATATCTTCTGCGTGTTCAGGGATACTTTCTTTAACAGATTCTAGCCAGTTGCCGTTAACGGTTATTGGGTTTGGCATCATGGTGTCATTTCCTCATAATCTTCCTTACCACACCCGCATTCAGGGCAAACATGATCGTCAGGAAGTTGTTCCCATTTACCTTCGATTGTTTCGTCGTGGACATGGCCACATATTACACAAACGTGTTCCATTATAGTTCTCCTAATTTTTGTTGATATGCTGCTGCGTGACGTTGTTCAACCTTTTGTAACGCCGCAAAACGTTTTTGTGCTTTAGCTAACACTGCCTTAAATTGTTCAGCATGTTCTTTGCTTTCTTCAATTTGATGTTGTGCTTCTTTGTAGGCAAAATCATTACCTTCATTGACCGCAGCAGTTGCCATTCTTGGATACATTGTAGTGAATTCATATGTTTCACCTTCAATGGCTTTTTCTAAACATTCTTTAGTTGATGGCTTACCGATCAACAATTCCAAATGACCCCATGCGTGAAGCAATTCTTGATCCGCAGTATGCTCAAAATGTTTAGCAATATCTTCATTACCTTCTTCACGGGCAATCTTTGCGAAATAACGATATTTGATATGTGCTTGACTTTCTCCTGACAAAGCACTTTCTAAGTTTTTAATTGTAATAGACATGATCTCTCCTTGTGTGTAAAAGTCTCTATGAGTATACTCTACTCATAGATATTTAGCTACATATTTGGGTCAATCTTCTTTTTACGCAATTTTAGTTGCTCTCTGTACCAAGCTACTGCTGCGTCACGATCTTGTTTGGCGAGTTCTTCTGTTTTTTTATTGCGAATATGTTTAATGGTAAAAAATATACCAATCACAATCAATAGTAGAAGTAACACTACATTAATCTTCTTTTATATACAACCCGTTACTACGTTTATCTCTAGGATGATCTATATCCTGATCAAACTTTCGTTCTTTAAGTGTTTTTTCACCAAACACTTTTTCACTATGACATATTAAACATTTTGGATTACCACAATCTAAAGCGTGATGTTTTGCCAATCTGTGCGGTTCTTTAATGAATTTTGTATGTCCCATATGCCCCATTTCTTTAACAATTTTCAATTGTTTATGAATGGCATTGTCATCCTTAAGCAATCTTCTACTATGCTTAAGTTTATCAGTTTCAGTACTCATATTAATGTTTCTTTCTATAATCTTCTACTGCGGCTTTGATGGCGTCTTCGGCGAGGATAGAGCAGTGGATTTTAACTGGGGGGAGGGCGAGGTGTTCGGCGATGGTAGAGTTTTTGAGGGTTGCAGCTTCATCCAATGTTTTACCCTTGACCCACTCAGTGACAAGACTTGAACTAGCAATTGCCGACCCGCACCCATATGTCTTAAATTTTGCATCTGATATTATTCCTGTTAACGGGTCTACTTTAATTTGCAGTTTCATTACATCACCGCATGCGGGGGCACCGACCATTCCCGTACCCACATCTTCATCTTCTTTACCAAAACTACCTACGTTACGTGGATTTTCGTAGTGGTCAACAACTTGCTGTGAATATGCCATTATTTAGCCTCTTTAGTAAACATTGCTAAAACTTTTGCTTGAATGTTTTTAGCAAATTGTGGTTGAGGGAAGTTCCATCCGACGAATGCACCTAAAAATAAATATAACAAAGTTTCTAACATAATATATCTCCTGTACAGTATTTAGTCAGTTGAATTATCTTCTATGACAATCCAGCCCAATTTAAACAAATCTTCACGTATCTCGTCTGTCACTACACTTTCACCTACGTATGCTTTAGCTTCAAAAATTTCTTGCCGTTGATGATTATCCATATTCTGAAATACTTCATTATCTATTGGTTCATCACTCTGTATACCAGTACAGTACCAATCCATGTAGTCGCCTTGTTCACGCATATCAGCAACTATTGCTCCCGCGTGTCTCCAACTACAACCCCATTTTTTACCAGTTAGTATAGGCCATACATCATTTCTTTGAAACTCATTATTACAAATTGATGCGTATAGGTGTTGAGCATATACATTATCACTTTTAGCTTTCTCTATAATCCACTCAGTAGAACGCAAATCATACTCTAAGTTATCTTTACGCCATTCTGGGTCTTGTGACCTTAATTTATCCTGAATATCATAATCCTCATAATGCTGTATGCTACTAATAGCATCTTCATTCAATGGATCTTCTGCTAATTTTTCTCTATACATTTTAGTACGAAACTCATTTCTTGTCGGACTTCTGTTCATTCTTCACCTTCTGCTTGCTATAGAAAATATGATTACCAATACGTGCTACTTGTTTATAAGGCCATAATGGATCAATTGTATTTGCATGAAAGAATAGTGCTGATTTGGGAACAATGTTCTTGTACATATCAAAGACCATAACTTCATACGCAACTCTCATTGCTTGTTTGAATTTTGGATTTGATTTGTTTGGATCACTTTTATCTTCGCAAACCCAACTAAACTGACATACAACATTCTCATTGATAGTTGTTTTTTGATAGATAACTTTGCAAGGTGTTTCGGCAAACCCATGATTAACACGATTCAATACAACTCTGGCGACAGCGGCCTGACCGGGCATTGCTTCTGCCCCTGCTTCATAATAAATATTTCTTGCCATACATGCGATTTGCTTCATATCAATTTTCTTTAGAGTAGGTAACTCAATAGCAAATTGTGTTGGCGAAGGAATAGCCATGATTGTTAAAAACATCATGGTCATTATTATTATTTTATTTTTTAATGATAATAACATAATTTCCTTTCACTGTAGTATACTACAGTTTTGTTGAATAACCAAATGTTTTGGTTATTGAATCCAGCAATCACAGTTACACGTAATTACTTCTTCAATTGCTTGAGCAACTGTAAGTGATGCTGGCATTAATGATACAGATGTATATATTGGATTTAATGTCACTGGAATTAATGCAACATAAGGCGAACCACCTAAACTACCGGGTACGATAGGGCCGCCACCTAAACTATTTGGTCCGCCACCTGCGCCGGGACCAGAAAAGAAACCACTAGGCGTGGGGTCGCCGCCGGGTAATCCACCTAATCCACCTAATCCACCTAATCCACCTAATCCACCTAATACACTACTTATACCTGCAGTACCTATACCAATATCACCACTCGGTACAGGTAAGTTGCCCGGTGTTCCTATACCTAGTACAGCAGCAACTGTTGGGCTGGGTGCACCAAGTATAGTTGGTTCAGTAGCGGTAGTTTCCGGAGTGTTGGTTATTAAATAATTCTGTGTTTCCGGATCAAAATATCCGTTAGGCTTGGCAGCATCTGGATATGCCGGCGCAGATGCTGTGGGAACAGTCTCGCCGGGCGGAACCCAAGTAAGTTTTCCGTTTGCTACCACTTTAGTTAGTGATTCTATGGGGAATGTATCGGAGATAGTAACGTCTTGCATTATGCCTGCAGTGAGTAATCTCTCTTTGTTTCTCTCTGCTCTCATTCCACCTATTGTACTTTGGCCCGAAACTTTGCCCATGTCTGAGATAGCTTCTAACGTTTGTACGGCCATATTTGGTTCTGTTAATTTTGAATACACAGGGATGGTATCTGTAAAACTATATAATATTATTGGCCAAGGATATATATCACCATAAGAAGGTCGTGTTGCCGGTTCGTTGGGTAGAGGTGGACCTTTTAAACCCAAGTTTCTAGCTTTTTGCTCAATAGTTAATTGTGTTCCTATATAGTCCCACATATCATTTAATTCAGTACTTAGGGTGGGATTACTCCCATTGATTGAAACAATCTCAGCATTTGCATCATCTATATATTGTTGTACTATGGAATTCATAGGGCTACCCCAGCCTACTGTCAAATACGGAGAATTTACACCCGTCACATTATGGTCTGTTATTGGAGGATATTCAACTGAAGTGACTGTTGGTACAGATGTAGTATCAGTTCCCGGATTAAGTGTTCCTGGCTTAGCGCCTGTTATTCTCCCATATGTGCCACCACCCTGAGATTGTGCTTCTAAAGGCTCTTGACCAATAGTACATGTAACTGAACCGCCGTTAGAAAAAGTAACTATTGGGCCGGGGGCGCCTTCCCTGAAATAACCGCCGCCTGGTGCACTAACCCTAATCCCTGTAACATGATAATAAGTCGTATACACCGGCGGTGGTCCAGGATCTGTTTGAACTTGATAGGTAGTGTAGGTAACCACGATTACTGGTGCATCCCAAGTAACTGCTAAAAATAATTGTTGATATATTCGCTTTAGTTTATCGGTCTGTAAATTAGTGATAGTGGGTTGAATTCTTTTTGCCCAAGGATATTTTAATCCAGACATACACCCAAAGAAATCAGAATAAGTATATGTTCCAAATGGTCCACTTCCTAATGCTATCAATTTAAGTCCTGCTATTGCTTCAGGCTTATTAGTTGGTATATTAGTGCCGTTAGTTAAATTTAATCCAGCATTGGTAATTTCTAAAGTAGATGTTACTTGTGCAAATTTCTCAATAGGAACATTTTTTATATTTCTTATTTGTTGCATTGATGCAGAAAATGCCCCTGCTGCAATAGCTAAATCATTTGGCAAAATACCATCAAGATATGATCCAAACCCTTCAGGTAGTACTTGAGCAGCGGCAGATGGCATGCTATTGGCTGTGTTTGGTAACGGAGTCCCCGGAGGAATAGTTGTTCCTACTAGTGATTTTATTGCAGGAGATGACAATGATGAATTCAATCCAGAACCAGAAAATATAGGGTAATATGTTTTGCTATTGGTTGGTCCTGGTGTAGCATTGTAAATAGGCACGGTTAATGTTTGATAACTATTTGGGAATAATTTTTTTACATCAAGCAAATCTGCTATTGTTACAAGACCCTGTGTATTACAGTTGAGAGAAACAAGTATCGCAGCTAAATCTACCCCGGTTAGTATTAAGAAAGCTGCATATATTTTCTGTTGTTGTTCTTTAGTTACATTACTATTAGCTGTTATTTGGTCAATTTCGTTAGGGGACAGTCCAACTGATAGCAATGCAACTGACACTGCCGGAGTCATTGCATTGTATTTTTTAAGGGTTGACAACAAGTTAGACGGGTACCCAAATGTAATGATAGTAGATAAATCTAATGACTTTCCTAAATTTATCAAATCTCTACCAAATACTTGTGTAGCTAAACTTACATTGGTTATGTCAGCCGTAGTAAGGTCATTCATATTGCTATAAGTGCCCTCTAAATAATCCAATGAGTTTTGTGATGACATTATAGCACGATTTGAATAATCAATGAATGACCCTGAGGTTATGAATGATCCACAGAAGTCATTGTATTTTCCGCTTAATGCTAACGTATTATTATAATTAAACTCATTATAACCTTGCCACGGATACAATTTTACGTAACCCCATTGAGTCGCTATTCTAGTAGGCGGGGAGGTAGTCCATTGTACAGCCCAATTTGGACTTTCTGTGTGAGTATATGTTTTGGGAGGTCGAGTATTCCCTAATCCAGGTATAGTGTTAGTACCTATATTAATAATATTATAATACACCCCTGAGTTTACTACGCCTCTAGCATAAGCATCATTAATTGAATAGGTGACCCAAAACAAACAAGTACTGCTTATGACTGATCCAAAAGTGTAATTAGTAGCGGTGGTGCTATAACCAGCCGCAGCAACAGTAGGTGGATTAAGACAATAGCCGTTACCTTGGAGTATTCCACTCGTTATGTTAACACCTAACGGGGTTTGTTTTCCAGTATCACTCATGGTACAAATATATCAGGACTGCCTTGGACGATACTATGACCGCAAGAGTTGCCTGACCCTATTCTCAACACGGAACTTCCCTCTGCAAACACACTAGGGCTACCCTGAATTGTAGTCGGGGCATCGTGCGGAGGATGCGGAGGTCCCCAGGGCGCATGAGAAGTCATTTGACTTACATGTAAACCTACAGGAATGCCATTAGCAAATACCGTGCCGGCGCCGCGTATAATTTGCCCGCCGGTTTGATTTGCATCACCTTTCCTACTCAATGCTGTCATTCATTATCCCATAACAATTTTCTTATCTGGCAATTTAATACCAGTAGTTGCTTCAATATACTTATCTTTGATGTTATCATCAGTATTTGCATAAAACGCAATCGCACTAGTATTTAGTGTTACGTTTCCACGCTGTTCAGCGGTGAACATGCTGGGAATCATCTGCATACCCTGTTGACTGGGGGCGATACTTACTGGTTCTGTAATAATAACGTTAGTTTGACCTATTTCTAAAACTTTGGCAATCATTTCTTCACCGCTGTTTAATTTGAATGTATATACTTTTCCTGTTTCCATTAGACACTTTCTGTTAATTTTTGTTTGAGTTCTGTAAACCCACCCACAAGTTCTCCGTCTAGGAAAATTTGTGGAACTGATCGGGCATTTGGAACTGCCTCTAATAATTCTTCTTTACTGTAACCATCGCCAATTTTCTTTTCTTCAAATTGTATCCCTTTGCTTGTTAACAATGCTTTCGCTTGGTCACAATAAGGGCAGTGGTACTTACTCCAGATAACTGCTTTCATATTATTTCCTTTTATAAACTTGGTAGTTGGTCGTAATCAAGTGATTCACTCATTACACCCAACACATAATTAGTTGATTCATTCTCTTGTAGTGCTGTTTGCTTCTTGCTTGTATCACTATGCTTATTGAACCAAGGTATAGGAGTACTCTTTGGACTGTTGCCCTGATACTTAATACCTATCTCTTTCAATGCTCCTACTGCTGTGTAATCAACAAAGTCTTTTAACACATTAGCATTTAATCCAATGACTGGACCTTTGTTAAACAAGTAATCTGCCCAGGTTTTTTCTTCACGTATTACGTCAGCATATAATTGATAGACTTCACTTTCGCATTCTTGCTTAATAGCTGCGAAACGACTATCCTCTTTAATCACTTGATTAATAAGATAAGCAGTCCAGCCTTTATGTAAAAGTTCATCTTGGAGAATTAAACTGATAATGTTACCATTACCAATAAAGATTTTGTTCTCAACCATTGCTAGTGATGTAGCAAATGATACCATAAAGCGGAATGCTTCCAAAGCGTAACTGGCATGTAATGCCATCCAAATTGCTTTAACATGAGATGTTTCTGTAACAGTGTTTGGACTGATCTCTTTAAAGCAATTTAATTGATGTAGTTTTTCATAGTAGTTACCAACACTACTAGCCATATTAATTATTTCTTGTGTGTCATGTATAGTATTGAATACTTCTTTAGGCACATTATAGATGTTACGAATGATATGACTATAACTCTTACTATGAATGTTAGTCTCAAAGAAACTCCAGTTATATATCAATGCTTCAAGTTCTGGTAATGATACAACAGGGGTGAATACTTGACTTGGTGCTCGTCCTTGTAAACTATCTAATGCTGTTTGTCGTAGTAAGTTACTAGTAAAGATATGTTTAACGGCATCACTGGCTTCTTTGAAATCATTCGCATCTTTGGTTAAACTAATCTCTTCCGGTTGCCAAAAGAATCCTCTTGCTGTTTCTTCAAACTTAGCAATCTTTGGATACTTAACTTCTTCAAAACGTTGAATAGTAACTGGGCCCGCAGGGTCTAGAAACATCTTACGACTTAAGTAATCTGTCTTTGTGTTTAGGTTATACTGTGCTTGGCTCATAATTTACAACTTTCGCAATCTTCTTCATTATCAAAATCTATTGGCTCTAACATTGTAGGAAGTTCTTCTGCATCCGCTTTACTGCCTGCCTTATTTATAAGGCTATAATAAAAGGTCTTGATACCAAAGTAATGTGCCTGCATCAAGTTCTTTGCTATCAATGTAGTTGGAACTTTTCTGTCAGTAAAATGTTTGGGGTTATAAAAAGTATTTACAGATATAGCCTGATCTACATAAGCCGCTAATACTGCTGCTGTCTTTAAGTAACCATCACAGTCTTTCTGTTCCCACATCAATTGATACTTGTTCTTTAGTTTGTGATACTCTGGGACAACTTGTGTGAAACTACCTGCTTTAGATTCTTTAACACTAATCAAACTCATTGGCATCTCAATACCGTTTGTTGAATTGATAACTACACTACTTGATTCTACAGGAGCGATAGCCATTTGTGTAGCATTACGGACACCGTGTTCTTTCATGCTAGCACGTAATGTTTCCCAGTCTAATTCTGGTTGAAAGTCTGTTAATTGATTAACACCTTTGGCTCTTAGTTCCCAGGGGAATACACCTTGACCATAACGTGTCTTATCGCTACCTTCACACTTGCCGCGTTCTTTAGCAAGTTCTACTGACGCTTCTGTTAGATAGTATGCTAAATGTTCTGCCCAAATTTTAACTTCGGCTAATGAATCTTTTTCACCATACTTCAAGCTACGCTTTGCATGCCAGTATGCTAGGTTAGTGACACCAATGCCCAATGGACGAATCTCATCGTTGCTTAGTTTAGACTGGATGGAAAGAAAGTCCTGATAATCCAGTATATTGTTAAGACTCCTATGTAGAATGCGACAAGCGCGGCGCATATCTTCGGGATTACGGAAGGCTCCCCAATTGATACTTCCGAGAGTACAGAGAGCGATACGTCCTTCCTTATCGTCAAGTCTCTTAAATGATTTTGTTGGTAAAAGTATTTCACAGCATAAATTACTCTGGTAAATTGTATGATACTCTGGATCAAATGGACCCTGCTTCATTACATTATCAATGAATACTAGATAGATTCTACCTGTATCTGTACGTTCTTTTAGTATTCCACTTTTGAATACCTCTTCGGCATTCATTGTCTTTTTGCGTAAGTCTTTACGCTTTTCGTATTTAGTATAAAGTTCTTCAAAACGTTCGGTGTTGCTATAGAATGCTTCATATAGATCGGGCACTTCGTTAGGGTCAAAGAATGTTATATTCTCTTTGTTCTTAAATCTACGCCAGAAGAAAGCACTAAGTACTACGCCATAATCCATATGACGTACACGAGTTTCTTCTGTGCCTTGATTGTTTTTAAGAACAATAAGATCATCAAACTGATGATGCCATATAGGGTAAAAGACAGTGGCGGATGCATTTCTTATTCCACCTTGACTACAACTACGCAAGTCACCAAACCATTTCTTTAAGAAAGGTATCATACCGGTGTGCATGATTTCACCACCGCGAATGGGTGAGCCTAACGGGCGTAATCTTCCAATCTCTAGTCCAATGCCAGCACGTTTGCTAGCATACTTTGCCATCATCTCTCCTGAAGCAAAGATACTGTCCAAATCATCGTCACTGCGAATAAGCACACAACTACTAAATTGCTTAGTTGGAGTTCCCAGGCCAGCAAGCACAGGGGTAGCCAATGTAAAAAGACCATCACTAGCAGCATTGTAGTATTCTTTGATGTACCTGAGTCTTGCGTTGTTTGGTTCTTCTTTATGAAAGACAGTGGCTGCTGCAACCATGTAGCGAACTTGGGGAGTTTCATAGATTTCCTTTGTGCTTCTATTCTTAACTAAGTATTTTTCAATGAGTTGTTCAATGGCGGCATAACTATATTGTTCATCTTTAGAATGATCAATCAAATCATTCATCTTTTGCCAATCATCTTCAGTATACCATTCTAGTAATTCTTTTGTGTATAATCCAGTCTCTACATTCTTTTTAACGATATCGTAGAGGTGGGGAGGTTCATATGAGCCATAAACGTCTTTACGCAACATACTCATACGTTGCTTCCCGGCTACATATTGATAGTTTGTGTGACCAACATCAGTGTTTGATTCTACGTCAATCAAATCAACGATTGCCCTAAGTGTTATATTATCTATTTGATTTGTGGTAATGCCGTCATAGAAGTGTAATTGAGATTTAATCTCAATCATACTTGGGCTTACATCTGCTATTCCGTTACATACTTTTGCTACTTGTGCTTGCCACTTCTCCAACATTAACGGCTCTTTTTTACCATTACGTTTTAAGACATTTATAATCATTTTACACCTATTATATTTTTATATTTATTTTAGTCATATCTATGTGACTAGCCAATTTGAAATCGTTTAGACTATTACTTATGACCGTATTAGGGTAGTAATTACATATATATTTTGCGCTATCGACCATGACTAAGGCACATTCTTCACTATTATCGTCTATTGCGAGGCAAAAGTCAATGTCTTTGATGCCCACTAATTGTAGTGTATAGACCATTCCTAGGCCCCTAGCGATTTGACAGTAGTTATTTTCTACTAATAAATCCCATGGACCGGGCCAGTTATCTATATCATTTGGGTGCAGATGATGATTAACTAGTGGTGCTTTTTGCCACCAGTTATCTATTGCTAGACAAGATGTTTTTATATCTTTGTCGTCTAAGGATTTTCTTAAGTCGTACCAACTCTTAAGTCTTGCTTCATAGTTTAATTGAAATACATTAGTCACTCTCTACTTATCATTTATTGATAATGATAGAAAATTAGACTGTTGGGTGTTCCACCCAGGATAATGTTTCTTCATTCCAACTATATTGTTTACCATTATCGGGCATTTCTGTGGGTGCTTTCCACAAGCAAGTATCCTCATCTAATACCCAACTATTGTATATCTTAGGTGGAATAAAAGCATCACGCTCGTTATCATACGTATATCCAACCCCAGCATAATTTTTACGCAATGGGGTGCCACCTAATACATGGCGACCACCTAGTGTGTTGTAACTTGTTTGTACCCAGAGACTAGTATCACCAAATAATCCAGTGTCTAGTACATCTTGTTCTACTACAATAACTTGAGTTACTGTACCGTTTTCTACTTTTGCAAAATGACTCATATTCTTTCCTCTTAGTATATTTATTAAAAAATTAAGTTCCCAATATTATTCCATACTTCCCGGACAAATATTGTTCAATTAACTCACATTCGGGTGTGGTTAATGTTCTATTATAAACAATACATTCTACAGTTTGGAAATCACTGTATTCTGGAAATAGTCCAGGATTATTGTTAATGCTTAAACGTCCAAACGACGGTGATCCAGCACCAGTTGTTGATCTAACAATACCATTCGTTCTTACAGTAGTGTTTTGATCTGTGGTTATAAACCAATTGTTTCCATAGTAATCAGTTGAATGATCGGTCATCCATCCATTGTGATAGTATTGTCCAGAATCACCACCTTGATGTCCTGATAACCAATTTGTATCATATGCTTGATATATTCTATTTGACGCTACACCAGCATATCTTGTTACATGTAACAATGTATATGTGCTTGGTAATACAGATGCTGGCCATAATATACTATCACTTGGTGTACCTGTTATTGCTGAAGTTATATTAGTAGAAGCATGTCCGGCTGGGGCTGCTGAGATAGTTACACCACTAATTGTTGCATCATTAAAGTTAGTTGATATATCTATCCATAATGAATCTTCTAGTGATATTGAATTCATATCATACCAGCCAACTAATCCACTAATATGTGTTGGCAATGTGGGGAATGTTATTGTTCCAGAACTAGTCCATTTGTATATCCAAGATAGACCATTGTAGATTACTGTTGGGTTACCGGTAGTAATTGCTTCAGAGTGAGATGCGCTATATTTCATAATTACGACGCCACTTCCGCCGTTATAACCACCATCTACGCCAGCAG